CGGCATCGGCCTTGCAACCGTGCAGGCTGTCACCGTTGAGCTTGTAGACCAGTGCGGTATAGGCATCTTCGGCCCGATCGAGCGCGTCGACGTGGCCCGCCAGTACCGCATCGTGGTACTGCTCGGCGGCCTGCTTGGCCAGCGCCGGGAACTGTTCGGCGGGCACGTCGGCCAGCTCAGCCACCAGCGCGAGGAATTCCGGCCGTTCGTCACGTGTGAGGTGTGCAGCGGGTTTCTTGCGGGCCATGGCCAACGCTCCTTTAAAGTCCGATTTCATCCATGAGCGCGTCTAACGCGTCGTCGCCTTCACGCTCTTGATAGGCCGTCAGCAATGCAGCCCGAGCCATATTTTCGGGAGGCGGCAAAACGGCGCCGCCCACAAAACGGACAGCCTCAATCAGACGGGAAGTTGGGAGTTGGTTGGCCACGGCCTGCATGGCGGATTGTTGCGCGGTGGTCATCGGTCTGCTCCGGTGGGCGGCCTTGGCGGGAATTGCCCGGCCTTGGAGCAGACTTTAAAGTCGTTTCGTTAATTCGTCAATTCGTTATTTCGTTAATTCGTCATTGTGGATGGAAGGCTTGGCCAGACCGGCATAAATGCTCAGCAGGCGCCAGACTGCGTAAGGCACGTCCCCCTCGCCACCGGCCCACTTGCGGATCTTTTTCTGTGAAACACCGACCAGCAGCCCGGCCGCACTTCCCGGCAAGCCGGTCACACGCAACAACTCGCGGTATTCCTCAACCGTAGGAGGCATCCATCCAGGCGCATAAGCATCGAACAAGCCAGGGCGATCTAGAGCCAGTTCCTGGCGCACTTGTTCAGCAGTCATCAAGCGCGGGGGGTCGCCCGGCACTTCCAATAGAGCGGCGTCCAGACGCAGCGCGGCGCGCATCGCCTCCCACATATCCGGCGCGTCGAATTCCTCGCGTGACCCGTCACGCCGCAACAAAGCAAACATCCATCAGCCTCCAATGCTAAACCGCCGGCAGTGCCGGCGGTTGTCGTTATTTCGTTAAATCGTTATTTCGTTAATCGATCAGGGCAGTACCTGACCTTGACCGAGGCCCCGTCATGCCAACACGTCCAGCCAGACGGCGACGCCAGCAACCCAACGCGGCCGTAATCCTCGCACGAATAGTAGCCTTGAGCCTCTAGCCAGATACCGATATCCACCAACTGCACACGGTCGACCTCAGGCAGCTTGCGAAATTCCGGTACCGCCAGCACTAGGCAATCGCGCTGCGATCCCCCAGCCATACGAACATTGAGTTGAATTGCGTAACGATCGAAGAACGCTTTTTTCAAAGCGACCACATGCGGTGCTTGTTTGGTCATCGGTTTTATCCCGGAGTGCGGCCTTGACGTAATGCCCGGCCTTGAGACGAACCTTATGCGCGTTTCGTTAATTCGTCAATTCGTTATTTCGTTAATCCTAACAGGCTGCGCCCACTCGCCAAACGAGCTACAAGCCCGCCAGAGCTGCGACACGCGCCGAGCGCGGCCACGGCCTTCGTTGTCGCCTGTAATCGCTGGTACAGGCAACGCGGAGGCAACAGGCAGAACACCGAACGCAGGCCACCCCCCGACCTGACCGCTGGAGCGCTTGCGCGACCGACTGGCCGCAGGCGGCGCGTGAAGGAGCGAAGGGACGTCGACCAGGGCTTGAGTCGAGCGCGTGCTCGAACGTCCCACAGCGACTGGAAGGCGCCTCACTGAAGGAACGGCGGCGGGGCATGCGAAGAGCCGTTTACTTGCCCCGCGCCTCCAGGCGCGAAGTGGGCAGGCATATCTATTTCGTCAGCTCGTCATGCACAAATGGCACGGTTATTGAGCTTTAAAGCGGATCTTTTAAAGCCCTTCGGTACCAGTGAGCGACTAATCTTGCAGATATTCAAAAGCACCTAACTGCTCGATCGGCGCGCCGACTTTTCCAGGGGCGATTCCGTCGGAAATGTGGGTGACAAAGAGGACAAATCGAGGGGAATGAGGTCGCCGAAGGCGCCCGAGAGGGCGCTGGCAGGACGCAGGCGAGCGAAGGCACCGCCGGTGGCGGTGCTGGGGAGAGGTGCGCTAGGGCAGCGAGTCGGGGTGTACAGCGAAGTGAGGGTGCGCCCGGGCGAATGCCTGGGAGAGCTGGAGCCGGCCAAGGTCTGCATTGGCCTGAGCAAATGCGACCCAGGCCGCCGTCCAGGCTCTTTTGTACTCGACCTTGTCGAGCTGCTTCTGCTGGTGTTGCTTTTGCCGGACGGCGCGCTGGGCGGCGTCGTGCGAGTCTTTGCGCACCTTGGACTCGGCCGCTTCCTTTTCCAAGGATTGCCGAGTGCGCGCCTGCGCCACGCCCAAGACGGTGCGGCGCTCTACGCGCTTGCGGGTTTGAGCCTCGGCCAGCTCATGGCCCAGCCCCAAATCGATAAAGAAACGCCGGCGAACGTGAATCGTGACGCGGGTGATCCACTTTTTACCCTTGTAGAAGATCCGGCGGAACTTGCGGCGCACATAACCGGCGCGCTCAAGGTCGCTGAGCAGCCGCGACAGCGTCCACTCGCGAACGCCCGAGTCCTCGCACAACTTGCGCTGACGATTGACGTGCATTTTTCCATGCTTGTCCATCCAGCCAACCACCATCTGAGCCAGATCGAGGCGCGCGCACAGCGGGCCAATCAGCTCGGCGAGAGCGTCCCAGCGCTGCTGATACGTGCGCGAGTCGTTGATATCGTCGAAGCGGCGCAGGAATTTACCCTCGCGTTTGTCGGCTTCTTCGTGAACTCGGGCGATCGCCTTCTTGAACAGACCACCGAACATCCGGCCTTGATCTTCAGTGACGCCGGTAAGGCGCCGCTTTTGACCAGTGCGGTCACGCGGTGGAAGTTTTGGGCGTTTGGTCAGGATATCCGGGATTGCATCAAGGCCGGCGTATGCGGCAGCCTCAACAGAGCCGGGCAAAAACTGGTTGACCCGCTTCATAGCGCGCCACCAACAGCCAAGGCCAGCCGCTGGACGCGAGCCGGGGGCTGCAAATCTATACGCCCCCGCATAATGCCGGGGCGGCCTTCTGCTGAGGCTTCGCCGATCATCCAAACATCCCTAATGGCTAGGGCTTGCTTATGCGGTGATCAGCTAATAGACTTCTACCTGCCCGGTTTGAAGCCAATTTGTGCTGATTACCAGAAACCCCCGTCCCGCCAAGGTCGGGGGTTTTCTTTTTTAAGCCTGCCGAAATTCTCTAATTCTTCTAACTGCTTAGCCCCCAAGGGGCTGACGGCGCTCAGAATAACGCGCCGGCCTTTGCTCGTCCACATTTTGTGTAAATTTACACATTCTTGAGCGAAGCAACGGCCAACCGCACCGTTTCCAGGTGCAGCCACTCACCCGGATGCGCTTCCGGGTCATTGCCTTTCTGAAGACACATCCACGCAAGGTACTGATATATCGCGTCGATAGTAGACGCTTGGTCACTTTTGATCAAAGGATTTACAGAGGGTGTATCCGACATAGGGGGGTTCCTTCCTACAACAGTCGTTCGAGTGCGGCGATTCTATCTAGAATCGCCTAATACTGGATATATAAACAGTAGTGGCGTTTTGATTATTGATCGGGCGCATGCTACCGGACATGCGACAAAGGGCAGCTATCCCTCTGTCGGATATACCCATTCAGTTAATCGCGCCCGACGGATAACGCCCTGACGTACCCCTGGCACGCCTGCAAGGCGATCAATCCGCGATCGCCGGCGTCGGTGATGCTGATAATTCGCCGAGCATGCGCTGGGTCAAGTTCGGCTCTTGCGGGGCCATGAACCACGCCGCCGGCGCTGGCAGGGGCTGACACCCCGTCACAACGGCCGGCAGCGCTGCCGGCGTTAAGTAGGACTGACAGCCTGACATCAGCAGTGGCAAGGCGATCAGACAGGCGTTGCTGAGCTGTTTGCGCATCGGATAAATCCTTGTAGTGGGTTTTGTCGTTGTCTTCCAGGCGCTGCTCCAGCGCCAGGCGCTTGTCCTGCTCGATCACCAGCGCGCCTACCGTCGCCTCGGCGGCCGCCCGGGCCACGTCGGCGGACTGGCGGGCCTGCTCGGCCAGCGCGTTACCGTAACGCCAGTCCTGTATCGCCCAACTGCCGGCAGCGCCGGCGCCGGCGATCGACAGCAGTACCAGGGCGATCGCCCAGGGTCGCACCGGTGCCGGGATCAGATCGAGGATTGACATAGCACCGCCTTGGCCTTGGCCCACAGCTCGCGGCGATCGGCCAGACCGACGTCGCCCCCGTTGATTTTCCGGCTAATACCGTCGAACAGGCCGGCGTCGGCCAGATCGTTAAGGCCTCGATCCCACCAGTACCAGGCCGCCGACAGCGCTGCATAGTCCGGCTGCTCCAGCAGCTCGGGCCGATCGAGCAGCGGCAGGCCGAGCGCTTGCCCGCACAGGCGGTAGGTGTCGCGGCCGGTGATCTGGATCAGGCCCCGCCCTCGATAGCGGTAGCCATCGCCCGAGGCCTCGGGACCATTGCCCATGCGATTTGCATAGACGCGGTTGGCCAGCTTTTCCGAG